ATGCAAAGCTGGCTAACTCTAGCATTTCAGGTGTTGCACTTGGTTCTAACCTTAATGCATTGACTGCCGGTGATGCGATCTCTATGACATCATACAATGGTTCGGCTGCTGTATCAGACTTGACTCTTGTACTTGATGGATCAACTCTTTCCAAATCAGGAAGTGGTGTTAAGGTAGCTGACTTGGGAATCGACACAGCACAGATTGCTCAAGCAGCTGTGACTGCTCCAAAGGTTTCATTCTCTCCACAGCTAGATCCTCTTACAATCCAAGCGTCTACTGTAGCATACAACTTGTCTACAGAGGTTCCTTCTGGATGGGAAGGCGGAGTAATGGTATTTCGCAATGGGCTTCTTATTGAGCAAGTCAACTCTAACCCAAGTGGAGTTGATCAGTATTCCGTAGCTACAGCAAACGGAACAACAACTGTGACTTTTGGTGCACAACCAAGCACTTCTGACAACTACGTAGCTCGTTATCTTGCTTAATAAAATTTAGTGTATTGTATTGCTCTCTATGTGTTATTATAATGATGCGTAGAGAGCATTTTTTTTTGAGGTCGATATGACAAAAGAAGAATGGATGAGACATATACTTGGTCAAGGCGGTGCATTAACTATTGCATGCGCTGCATTGTGGTATATATCACAACTGTATGTTGATCAGATTGGAATCATGATGAAGCGTTGTGATGATGATAGAATAATGTACCAAGAACATATGGAAAAACTATCACAAAAACTAGATACAATCTCTCATGATGTAAGGACAATCAAAGATGCCCAAGCAGATAAATAAAAAAGCAATGAAGTGCAACTCTCCTCGTGCATTGCGCAAAGGAGAACCTGGTTATGGAAAGAAGAAGAAGGTGGTACTTGGATGCAAAGCTGGTAGACAAAAGCTAATCAAGTATGGAGCCAAAGGATATGAGCATAACTATTCCGACAGCGCAAAGAAGTCATTTCGGGCTAGACATAAGTGTTCTTCTGCTGGAGATACATTGTCTGCTCGTCATTGGGCTTGTAAAGATTTATGGCCAAGTGGAAAGAAAACCAAAAATCCTACAGCCAAAAAGAAAACTCGGAGATAATATGTCTTGTGGTTGCAAAAATAATATGTCAAACAAGTACGGAGGTAATATGTACGGAAAAAAGAAATCAACAAAGAAGCAAAGCTCAGGTCAGAAAGCATACGCGACAGTTAAGCCAAAGAAAGGTGGCATGAGAAAGCCAAGTGTTTCTTTTAAAGGCTACAGCTACAAGGAATACTAATGCATAATATAAAGATTGAACCTGCAAGTTGGGTAAAAGTATTTGCTTTGATTGCAAAGTTGGTTCAGTATGCCAAAGGTGGTTTTACTCCAGATGAAAAGCAGGAACTAATCTCTGATCTTCTGGACGTGTTGGGTATATTAGCCAATGATATTGGCGAGGATATATCACATGCCGAGAGGTAAGAGAACTATCCGCAAAATAATCGTACATCATAGTGCTTCTCCTGTATCGACAACTGTAGCTGACATTGATCGTTGGCATAAAGAACGAGGATGGAGAGGCATTGGGTATCATTATGTGGTATTGGAACATGGTGAGATTGCAGAAGGTAGGCATGTAAATAAACGTGGTGCGCATACTTTACATCATAATACGGACAGCATTGGTATATGTGTCACAGGAAATTTTGAGAACTATCATTGTCCAAAGCCACGTTTCGATGCGCTTGTACATTTTATTAATGAGCTCATTGATAAGTATGACTTGGATTGGACAAAGGTACATTATCATAAGGAGTTTGCGAATACTGCGTGTTGTGGAAAGTTTCTTATTGACCAGCTGATTCAATATAGACGTGGAAATATATGTTAAAAACATTTTTGGCACGTCATTTAAAACATGGTCAGTTGAAGGCTGTGGCACGTAGAGCAGGTATACATGCCAACTCTGTGTACGCATGGAACAAAGGTAGGAATCAGCCTAATGTTATCTCTTGCATATGGTTTTTTCGTGCCATTGCAGAGTACACAGGTAAGAACTATGAACTATTATGGATAGAATATATTTATACATTGGAGGGTAATAAAGATGCCGATAAAAAAGTACAAGAGTGGGTACAAAGTCTCAGGAACAAAGACAAAAAAGCCGATGAGTAAGACCAAAGCAACGAAACAACAGAAAGCAATCTACGCAAACAAGAAGAAGAAGAATGGCAAAAGATAGTTGCTATAAGAAAGTCAAGAGGTCTTATAAAAAGTTTCCTTCTGCACGAGCAAGTCAAGCGATAGCCAAGTGTCGTAAGGGTAAGGGGAAGGTACGCAAAACAAAAGCAGGTACATCCTTGAAACGATGGGAAAAGGAAAAGTGGAAAGATACAAAGACAGGCAAGGCATGTGGGGCAGGAGGCAAAACAGAATACTGTAGACCTACCAAACGTGTGTCAAGCAAAACGCCAAAGACTGCTTCACAAATATCTCCAGCTAAAAAACGTGCTAACATTCGAAGGAAATCCCAGGGGAAACGTGCTAAGAAAGTGTAGGTAAGAACGGAGCTTCTTTGTATACTTTTGCTGTGTGATACTGCATCCTGTCATGTAGTCTGTATTCAATCTCATCCGAGTATTTGTCTACGATATCTTCCAAAGTAGGAATCGGTTTTATTTTTCCGATGAATCCAAAGACTTCTGATTCTTTCAGGAAGCGTACTCCTTCTGAGTTTACTCGCGTAGGTTTGCGCATTGTGTATCGTGCTTTCACAGCTGATGTAAACATGTCTCCATTGTACCAATAGTGTGTATTGGTAGGAAGATCAACGTACACGATATAGTTGGGAGAGTATACCAAGTACTCTGCATATCCCATACTTGCGGTCTGTATAATCTCGGCAAAGAACGTAGGGTATTTGTCTCCGCAATCGGCAGACTTTACTTCGATGGAACGTATATCATTTCCAAATTCAACAAGTATATCGAATGGAGTATCGGGATGTTTAGGTAGGTAGGCGTGTAGATGTCCAAACGCAAAATGAGAAAGTAAAGAATGGCTGTGATTGTTTATACAGTCAATCACAGCCATTTCGGTTTTGATACCTTGGAGGAGTAGAGAAGAGAAGTTAGTCATCAGAGGGGGCGAGATACCATCCAGACTTATTCTTTCCATTACGTCTACAACGCTTGCCATTGTTTTGTAGCTGGCATCCAAGACGCAATAGCAATGCAGGATAATAGTTCTCGTAGTTGGAAGGTTTGATTGAAGTAGATGCATATACTGTATCAATCATCTCTTGGATTGTAAAGAATTTTCCTGCCTGATTGATAAGGTATTCATCTACCATTGTTTCATGTATACCTGTCACAGCACGAGAGGAGTTCTCTGCGGAGGATAATGCCTGTTCTTCTGGAGTAAGCCACCATTCCTCTCCAGCTTGCAATCGATGAACAGCCTCTGCCCATAGTTGATCACGATGAAGTTCAAGTAGCTTTGTGGAATAACCCATGTGATTCTCTTTGCTCTTACATTCAACGAACCAATACCTACGAGAACCTGTTTTGTCTTTGAAGATACCGACATCATCGTCATTGGTAGAGCCTGAGAACACAGCAGTACGGGGTACTTTCACTTCGTGCTTCGTGTACGCTCGTCTGAATGTATCATACTGCTCATCCAAGAAGTTCTTTACAATGTTTGCATCCTTCTTGGCTAAGTTGGCAAGTTCTGCCATCTCATGAATCCATGCAGTACGCAGAATGGATCGACCATCCTTCTCTCCGATGTTGATCTGAGAAGAGTTGTACCATGAGTAGCCTGTAATGGGACAACATCCGGCCATGATTCGAAAGAACGTACCTTTTCCATGTCCTTGTCCAGCTTTCAATGTAAGCATGGTGTCCACTTTGCATCCAGGCTTTAGTGCACGAGCCACAGCGGAGATTGCCCATTTGCGACCATATATTCTATTGAGTTTGTTGTCCTCTGCTTTCATGTAGTCAATAAGGATGGTGTCTAGTCTCTCTTCTCCATCCCATACTAGACCATTGAGATAGTCTGTAAGAGTATTGCGTGTGTCCCGTACACATGCCAAGAGGATAGCATACTGTACATCTTTCAGGTTTACTTTGCGACCATGAAAGTATTTCCTACGCATATCATTCATGATTTGTATTTCCATTGCATCAGTCATAGCATCTCCTTTGGAGAAACACTTCTGCCTTATCTCGCAAAACCACAGGTCTAGGTTCATTTGTTCAAGAACAATAGACATGTTGTCGATGACACACAATACTTCCCATTGGGTATGTCTATCTAGGTAGTTTATTTCAAGACCATTGTCACTACCCACACAGTCCATGTGGGTGCGCAGTTTATTGACACACGTCAATCGATAGCGTGATAGCCCAAAGGCATTCGTGCTTCGATGGATGAATGCACTACCCATTGTTCCAGAACCTGGAGCATAGCACTGATACTTGCCATCTCTTTTGGGTAGATTGTACCATTGTTCGATGTACCATTCGAAGGTACGTGTTTGTCCATCGTGTCCCGTAATCGGATAGTGAGCAGGACAAGTGATTACTCGGAATCTATCAGAAGTAGAATGATTAGAAGCAAAAGCATTATCTGTACTTGGAGCGACAGTATTGGATTGTGTGGGTAGTGTACGAGTATCGGGTACAATAGACATAATGGAGTTGACGTCAATCATTCCTCCATCCCCACGAGATTGCCAAGAATGTACTTCTCTGTCGATTCGTGTGCATGGATAGAACCAAAGCCGAGAGGGATCTTTTGTTTGTATGTCATTTTCAGGAAAATATGTACACATGTATTGCCATATTTTTTTGTACATATTGGGCGTACATGGTTTGCTGAGGGGTATAATAACTCGGAATGCATTGGAGCCACATTTGTTTGAGTAGGAAGAATAAGCATTATAGCATAACCCACTATTCATTAGGCGTTGAAACACAGACTCTGTTTGTTCATTCGTTAACTTGTCCATATCCATAATGAATGCATTAATATGCTTCACGTTTTTTATGGAACGAGAACCATTTTTATTTGACCATGTGACCGGACAAAAGAGGGGAGCATCGAGCTTGCCAAGTTCTATTATCTTGCCTTTGCTATCTGTCTTTGTGGCCATGTTGGATGTAATCAAAAACTCAAGCTGGCCAGCTTGTAGTGTAGTTTCTACTGCATTGGATAGAGCATTTGTATAGTGCCATCCTTTGTTGGGTGCAGGATGACGTGTAGCTTTTATTTGCATGTCAGCTGCTTTAATGTTGTCAGTTGTAATGTACTGTGATATATTGTCTTTACTAATAATCATTTTGTTTCCTTGTGATTGTTATTTGTGTTGTGTGGGAGAGGGTGTGGTGTCCTCTCCCACTTTGTTTTCTAGTGATGTAATACGATCGTCAAGTTCTGACAAGTCATATCCGGCATCAACGATGTTGAGCATCATGAGATTCTCTGCAATGAATAGACCAAGTGCATGTCTCATGGCCATGACCATCGTGATTCCCTTTGCTTTTGCAATCGTATTGAAGGTTTGGTATGTCTTTGCATCCATCTTAATGGGATATACTTTGCGTTCTTGTTTCATTTTTTCTCCTGTGGTGTGGTAATGGATGTTGGTTTGTGCGCACGAAGCAATACATGTTCGATGGCATCGTGCATTGTGGAATGTTTCGTAGCCTCAACCATTGTGGGAGTCTGCTCTAATACATGAGCATATCCGAGCTGTGATACAGTATTGAGCACGACAAAGTATCTATCATGCTCTTTATTGTTAACTACAATGTGTGTTGGATGGTGCTCTACCGTCCATTCGGGATAGAGCGAGAATAGATTAATCATGTAATCTCCTTTTGTGTGATGTACTCTCGTACAAGTTTCTTGTGATAACAGTTCTTGCCATACGTGTATGCTTGGCATAAGCATATGACTCCCCAACCTGGATTGGAGAGACGTTTCACTGCATGTGTATGAGGAGGATTCTCCCCATCCCATTGGATGTGTATGGTCACCAGCTTGTTCTTTGTAGTTGGATGTGTCCATTCATCTCGTACATGTGATACAATCTTACGTTCTTGTTTCATGGTCTTATTCTCCTGTGTGGTGTGGTGTAGTCTGTTGTAGACTCAAAATGTGGCATGCATTACACATGCCAAGTAGACTATCGAAGTAGTTGTTCGATGTGTTTGTAGATGGTTGGCATGCAGTCTTTGCATACCAACTGAGCAAGATGTGGGTATGATGACATATGTGTACGAACAAGTTCGTATGATTCCAAGTCATCGCATATCATCTCTTCCAAGATCAGAAGAGTTAGTATATCATGTTGATCTTCTGTGGTGTGATACATGGTGTCTCCTTTGTGGTGGTGTTGGTGGGGTTATCCCCATTGGTCTGCCATCGCTTGTGCAATGCCAAGAAATGTTTTGGATCGTTTTGTCTTGGAACGATGCAGTAATGTCCAAGAACCTTCGCATGGTACAACGTTGGTAGGTTGTAATGGGGACAATCCTCGCGTCCACAGTAGTGTGCGCTTGGAAAATGGATGTCCAAAATGATATGGTTGTATCACTTGCGAAGGAGAAGGAAGTTTAAAAATGCGTAGAGGAGTTGGATTCTCTATGCATACTTTTGCAATGGGTGCTGTCCAAAGTCTATCGAAAAAGACTCTGGCTTCAAAGCCTAGCTGCAATCTTTTGGGATCGGGCTTGCCAGGTATTTTGAACAACCTATTGGCTCCAGCTCGTGACAAGTAAGTGCATGGTGGGAATGCAATAAGCATATCCCAATGTTCTCTTAGCAATACTTTTATGGCATCATCTTGGATGTGCCATTCGGGATTGTCTCCTGATGTGGCGAGTATATCGCATGAGTATGCTTCGTGTCCCTTATCGCGGAACGCTTTGCATACTCTTTGGGATTCCTCACATGCTATAAGTATTTTCATGTTGTCTCCTTTGTGGTGTGGTGTTAGTCTTGTAGACTCAAAATGTGGCATGCATTACACATGCCAAGTAGATTATGCAGACAAATCTTTGCTACGTTTATCGTACATGTCTTTAAGTTCATCAGATTCTTCTTCTGTTAGTTCAAAGTCAGATGTTGTTTCTTGGTGGCATTGCGGAAAGTCTGCCTCGCCATATTCCATGTACTGTTCTTGCATAAGATTCAATAGGTACTCAAACGCTTCTTGCATTTTCATGTTGTCTCCTTTTGGTGTGGTGTTAGTCTTGTTGTAGACTCAAAATGTACCAACTAGATGTATAGTCTAGTCGGTATGTGTGTTAGGCTTTCAAGTTTACTTTGCGACCTGAAAGTATGCGTAGGCTCGTGCCTTACGAGCTGCATGCAAGGTATTTGTAGCACCATGTAGCTTCTCGTTGATGTGTTTGTTATTGCCTTTTCCTGAACATGCCATGCATGTAATACATTGGTAGGGTAGACCATCCTTATCTGTCTTGTCAGAGGATGCCAAGCATCGTATGCCTTCTGTGGGTTCAACATCATCATAGACTAGGAAGGTATTCCATCCCTTGTCTATCGCTTGTTGTCGCTCCAATGCAGAATCTACAGATGCCATACAAATATCTTTGTACTCATGTTCTGTACGCCATTGATGCGTATATCCGGTAAATGACTTCGCATATTTCAAAAGCTCTTGCCATACCCATACAGGTACAGCTGCGGGATCTCCAGCGCTACCAAGACGTACTTCAAGACCTTTGACAAGTTCTTGTGATAGGCTCATGTCAATAGGATTCTGTCCTTTGGTACTCTTCCAATGTGATGTAAGGTTCGACCAATTGACATAGCATCCATTGCCTCCGTTATACTTACAGTCACCACATACACTAGGTGATGCAGCTTTGTAGTTATCGAATGGCTTAGTAAAGATAGGAAGGATGGCAACTTGTACCATCGCTCCCGTTTTGCTATTCTCTGAATCCTTTGCAAAGCCGCTCATGGTGACCATGATAGGAGTCTCATTGTCTAGTAGGGATATACCCTTCCATACAACAACGCTTGTTTTCATCTTGTATGCTTTTGCAATGGCCTTGTTTAGTCCCTTGTTGATATGTTGTCGGAGTAAACGTGCGCCGTTCACAAGTTTGCGGCTTGCAATAAGTTCGATTGTATCTTTCATGTTGTTTCCTTTTGTGGTGTGGTGTTATCGTCATAGTAGACGCAAAATAGTAGTCAGTTTTGTATCGTGACTAGGATAGGCATACTAGAAAATATCAAAGATTGTATCGACAGAATCTTGGCTGTCGATACAATACCATGTAGATTCCGTAGCATCTATTAGATAGACCTTGTCCATCCCTTTATCAATCTGAATTATGTATTGAAACATGAATAAATCTATAAGGGTTTCATCATACTTTGTACATGCATACAGCTGTTGTGTTTTTTCCTTTCCGTATTTTTTTATTTGGGTACGAAGTATTTTTATGATGTCATTAATAGTCATCTTGTTTCCTTTGGTGTGGTGTTATCGTCTTGTTGTAGACGCAAAATAGTAGTCAGTTTTGTATCATGACTAGGATATATCAATCAACGTGGGGACATATCAATCAACATGTGTATTTGAATGAAAGCTACATTGAGAACGAATAACATTGTCGCAATGATCCAAAGTATATCCTCGGTTTTTAAGGTTTTCATTTTGTTTCCTTTTGTTGTGGTGGTGTAGAATAAACATAAAATGAGGATATGATAATCAAGTGACTATCATACCCTCGTAAATATGTACGCTGTAATAATACAACATACGAGTAAATAATAACACACACACACCGCGCTTCATATCCCTAGGGACTTTATCCCCTAGTCTTCGCTTGTAAAGGCTATGTAATAGAGGCTATCGATATAAACTATCTAAGTGTATTACAGGACACTAACGCTAATTTGTTATTGGTTCTGAGAGAGAGAGAGAGAGAACAAGAACTTTTATGAAAGTATTTTGTCCATGGTTTTAATATACACCGATAGTATAGAGCCGTCAAATCTTTTTTTTCACTTTTTTTTTTATCTTTGTTCGCGCTATGTTCACGCGTGTTCTTTGATGATTATTTTTGTTCATAAAATAAATTTTAAAGTGTTCATATATATAGATGAAAATGAACAGTCATGAACACTAAAAGAACACGATAAAAAACTCTCTATATATAGACTCTTTTAATATATTTTTATACCGTATAGTATAGACTTATATACAAGTGTTCAAGGATGAACAAAGACAAACTTTTTTCAGGATTCTGTACGAAAGAAGGCAACGTACAAATATTTAAATAAGTTGGTACAAGTGTTCGAACACTTATAGGAAGCGTCTATATTAAACAGTGTTCAAAAATATATCTGCTTTCCGTAGCTAAACAATGTTCATAAGTCTTTGCGTTTCATTGCGTAAAGGTTATCGTTATACCGAACAGTGTTTAATCGCTCCTTCTTTGCAAGAGATGAGAGGACAAAGACATGTAGGAAAGATGAACAGTGTTCAATACTGAACAGTGTTTGGAGTATTGCGCTCTTGACATGCCAAGAGCCGGCTGTGTTTGTTTTGGCACGCTCTTTGCAACTGCAAGAACCATGCCAATAGGGTTTGGCACGCTCTTTGCAACTGCAAGAGCCATGCCATTAGGGGGGCCCCAAATTTGACATGTCAATAGATGGGGGGAGCCCCAAAAATATCTGCTTGAATTTTTAACATTGGAGTTGATTCTGAGCTTTGGAGACAGTTTTTGGTTTTCTATTTTTACAGTAGAAAAAAAAGTATTAAACTAGGTGTATACAAGGAGGCATTATGTATAAAAAATATGGTAAAGGTTTTTCAGAAGAGACTACAAAAGTACAAGTTTTTTATTTAGATATAGAACCGACAGCGAAGGGGCGTCCTCGTTTTACGAAGGGAGGAAGAACGTATACTCCGAAGAAAACGAAGGAGGCATCATCTTTGATTTCAAATCATATAAAGATGACAAACAAGTGGGATAAGTTGGAGAAGGGAGAACCTGTTGGTGTGTATATTCGTTTCTTTTGCAAGCGTCCTAAGAGTTTGGGTAAAGGAGATAGATTGTTAAAGACAACGAAGCCAGACTTAGACAACTATATTAAGTTGATATTGGATGGTATGAATGAATCGGGTATATGGCATGATGACAGTCAGGTGGTTGAGATTCTTGCGCAAAAATGGTATTGTGCAGATTATCAGGAACCACAGATACA